TATAGGATTTTTATTCTTCACAGACTTTACCATCATCTGTAGTAGTGCTTCCATTAGTGTAGGTATTTATAAAATTACGCAGTGCAAGAGCGTCTATTGGCACTGTAGGGGTAGAGAGTGTACTAGCTAGGTCGTTTAACGAGTATCCACTAGCCGCAATAGCGGCGGCATCTTCAGCAGTAAGCTGCCTACCCCTAAGTGAATTTGCAAACGTATCGTAGGCAGTAACCGCTGGTGCAGTAACCGCTGGTGCAGTAACCGCTGGTGCAGTAACCGCTGGTGCAGTAACCGCTGGTGTAGTAACCGCTGGTGTAGTAACCGCTGGTGTAGTAACCGCTGGTGTAGTAACCGCTGGTGTAGTAGCCGCTGGTGTAATGCCTGTGCTTGTAAGTGCGCTAGTATCCAGATCAGCAATTCCCCCGGTATCAGTAGCTACGGCGGCAGGTATACCTACACCCTGCATAACGCCTGTTCCGGTAAAAGGCACTGCTCCGTAATCAAAGTAAGACCTACCCATACTTCCGGGTCTACGAGTAGAGCCGTCAGGATTAACAGCACTAAACGCATTTTCTTTTAGTGTTCTATTAAATTGGTAGTCGGGGATTGCACCTTGATAACCAGCAGGCTGTTGTTCATCGTTGTCTAATAGCCCGAACAGCCCACCCACAGCACTGGTAAGGAGAGCACCGGCGTTATCACTTACAAACTGACTTAACTTGCCACGCACGCCTGTGTTGCCTTGATTTCCGCTTGTAGCGTCAAAATAGTCTTGCGCTGTCACGCCCGGATTTAGTACTTCGCTTCCTGTAGTACCATTAAATCTTCTCACTCGCCTGCCCTCTATTTCGTCTTCGTCGTCGGTAACGCGAAAAGGTTGCAATAAACTATCTTTAAAATCGTATAAATAATCAATATCTACAAGCGGTCCCGGCCCACCAGATACTGTACGTATCCCGCCCGTCTCGCCAAGTCCACCACCACCACCACCACCGCCACCGCTATCGCCACTAGAGACTTGCTCCGCAGAAGAAGTTTTTATTGGAGGAGTATCGTACCCTCCTTCAACTGCGGGCTGTCCCCCTATATCTGTCAGTATTTTATCTAAATCTGCGTCTGACATAGGGCCAGTTTTTATTGTAGGGGTACTCTCACCAGTTTTTATTGTAGGGGTACTCTCACCAGTTTTTATTGTAGGGGTACCCTCACCAGTTTTTATTGTAGGGGTACCCTCACCAGTTTTTATTATTGAGCTAGCAGGATCAACGGTTCCTCCTATTATATCTGCTGTACCTGTTTTTATTATTGAGCTAGCAGGATCAACGGTTCCTCCTATTATATCTTCTGCGCCGGTAATAGTTTTTACTGCATCGTTATCTTTATCTAAAGCCGCTGCCGCTGCTATTAGGCTAGCTCCTGAAAGCCCTACGCCATCCTCGGACTTAGTAGAGTCTAGTGCGTTACTCGCAATTGCCCCAGTTGCAGCCGCTGCGGCTGGACCTCCCAACCCTGTATTGTTTATTAGCCACGGAAGAAAACCCTCCTCTGCTATCGCCCTAGGGTCGGGAATATTAAGCCCTACAGGCATACCGGTAGCAGTAGTGTTCCCTACGATAAGAGGCGTGGTTTTACCACTGTCGGAGTAGTTAATAGTCCCACCAAACCCACCCGTAAGAATGGCAATCGGGTCTAACAGTGTCTGTGCTACCTCTGGACCTGTGCCACCCGTTATAATATCGGAAAACTTCTGCCCGCCTGCACCTATAAGGTCTATGGCTCCTTGACCTAGCCTACTTAAAAAACTTGGGTCTGGGTCACCACCTAAAGCTACATAAGTATTCCTAGCCTTTTGTAGTTCGGCTTGTAGTTCTGCTTGTCGCGTAAAGTATTGATCCGCTTGGTCGTTCGGTTGAGTGCTGCCCTGACCATAAGCACCTTCAAATTCTTTTATCGCTTGGTGCCTTTTTAAGGCGTCAGCCGCAGCTTTAAGTGCTTCTTCTGCTTCTCCAAGAGTAGGGCCATCTGTAACCCCCTTCATCCTAAAATCTTCTTCCGCTCCTAACCGGGCTAAGTTTGCATAGCTGCCCGGACCGGCAAGACCATATAAACCCCCTACCCTCGTTCCGCGTGTCCCACCAGTGGTATAGCCAGAACCAAACCCCCCCGCATTGTTATACAAGCCCCCAGAAAAAGTTTCTGGTCTTTTACCCTTTACTAGAATCTCTTCTATTATGTCGGCCATACCTATCCCTACGGTGTCGGTAGCGTTTCTGGCAACGCTGACACAAAAGTTACTGTTAATAAGGTGGACGGCACAGCAGGGCGGGGACTAGCAGCCGCCTGATAATCAACCGTTATGTTTAAATCGTCTGTTGCCCACATAAGCTCTACGTATTGCCCCGCTGTTAAGTCCAGCGTAAAACTGTATTCAAAGTCGTCTACTCCACCAGACCCCGCCACGACGTGCAGTCTACCGGTGTTTGCTATGTCTACTCCGCTTCTACGCACCCAAAACGACAGTTCTTTTGAGTTAGCATTAGTACTAGTCAACTCTACCGAAAGTTCAAAGTTGTACACCCCTGAGTAGAGTGGGGTTATCTGTGTTCCCGTTATACTTATGGCCTCGCCTAAGTACGTATTCTCAAACTGTAGCGCATACGCTGTGTTTATAACGCTGGCAGTCTGATCTGTAGTAGAGAAGAACTTAGCGTTAGGAGCCTCTATAAACCGCCCACCTTGCTCTCCAAATACACTATTAACCGCGTTTGATACTAAGTTAAAGAACAGACGTAGTATGTTGTTCAGGTCATCCAGATACTGCTTTACCGGCCCCTCTTTAGGTATAGGAAGCGCAGGTGCTGGGACTTTTTGTACTAGTCTCTCAGCCACTAGCCTCTCCTGCCGTCAGGGCGCATATCCAAACGTGGTATACCTAGCTTCCAAGCCACACCTATTTCAGTGGACTCCATCGTAAACGCCATCTGCCTACCACGGACTCGGACAAACACTTGCCCTGTAAACTTCTCAATAGGCACTGTAGCTGAACGCGTTACCGTAGAAGTGTTAGTTCCACCTTCTGACAAGGGGCTGTTGTACCCCGAACCCGAGTTCTGCATAGGCAATAAAGTCATAGTAGCGGCAGGGGCGCTAACGGTAGACCCGTCAAACGTTACGTCAGGTAACATACGGTTGATAAACATGAACTTATCGCCGTCATCCAAGTCAAACTCAGAAGAAGTTATTGTAGCTGTAATCGCGCTTGCTGTTGCACTTTCTTGGTTGTCGTAGCCCACTTCGTGGTTTACCAAGTTATTGCTGTAGGTAGCGGCCATAGGATTCTCTCGAAGGTCCGAGTCTATCCAAGCACTGCGTGATAATGTTCCGTAGTACCAAATGTCTTGGAGGTAGTTGTACACCACGTAGCGGTCGTTCTGCGTTACCCCAGCAGAACAGTAGAACCACCATATCTCATCGAACCGTTCGTTAGTGCCACCTACTACTTGGGCATATTGAGAAGTATTAAAGTCATTAAATACATAACTACGCACACTACAAGGCAGTGTCTTAACCGTACCGTCGTAGGAGTAAAACTTATCAGTACCCATCCAATATGCTGTTTTGCCAGCGTAAATTGCTGCATTAGGGCTGGCTATAGTAATGTTGTCCCCAAGAAGCTGTGCTCCCCAAACCTCTGGAGCACCTAAGTACTGAAGGCCGTACACCGCACTATCCGTCCAAACTAGAATCTCTTGGCGTGCTTGTAATGCGGTAATGATCTCACTACCACGGGAAAGGCGTAGGCTACCGGCTTGGTTAGTAGCAGCCGGAGTCCAATTAGCTACGTCTTCTTGATCTGACCAACGGATAAGCATAGGGTCAAGCACGCTAGTGCCTAGATCGTTAGCCCCAAAACAGAAAGCAAACCGGAAGATGTCCGACACAAAGGCTTTATTGGCTATTACAGGGACGTCTGACGCACCGCCCAGCGAAGACACGTAGACCGCACGGGTAGCCACCCCGCTGCTTGCATCCCAATAGAAAAGCGCACCCCCACGGTAGGTAAAGAATAAGTCCTCACCAAAGTTAGCTTGGCTCCACAGGCGGATGGGGGCATCAGTAGTCCCGCCAACGCCCCACGTGCCAGAACCCCAACTACCCGCACTCCAGCCAGTAAACGGTACAGCAATCTCATTACCCGTGTTGATTTGGTAAGCCGCAGTAACAGTGCCACCGCCAGTGGCAGTAGAAGAAGCCGTAGTCTCGGCGGTAATATTGTAGGAGTCCTCATCTATAAAACTGATCTGATACTCGTTGTTTAGCGTAAGCCCACCAACCGCAGTTGCGCCGCTAAAGGTAACAAAGTCGTTCTCAAGCGCACCGTGCGCGAGGTCAGCAACAAGGACAGTGGCAGAGCCACTAGTAGTGGTGAAAGGGTTGGTTAGAGTTACTGTGCTACGGATAGGAGTTACGTCAGAATAAGCACCACCACGCTCTATGTAGTACTTGAGGTTAGTGCCCACAGAAACAAGATTTTGGCTTTGCAGGGTTACCCAGTTAAGCATAGACCGGCATACACCTAAGAACGTACTAGCAGACAGACGTACCCAGCCGCCAATCTTCTGAGGCATACCCCGTCTGAAACGCACTTTGTCGGTCTCATACCAACTGCCCTCGGCGGCATAGCGAGTATTCTCGCGGTCAACGCCCGGTTTTAACTGTAGTTTTTGCAGTGGCATGGCTCAACCTTATTCTGGGTACTCGCCTGTGGCGATCATAGATGCGAGTTCAACGGAGCGCCCTTTAACGGTGCGGCTCCAGTCAGAGTCTAAGAATTCTTCCGAGGCAGATTTGTAGTCTGCTCGTTCCATCGCATCTAGTGCCAGTACGAACTTCCGTAGCTTAGTAGCACCGAGGTTAAAGCTGATGTCAATCATAGCATCTTTTCTTACTTCATCAAGGTCGGTAAACCAGCGATACTCCGAGCTTAACTCTTTGATTACCCGCGCTATGTCACCTTCCAGCAAAAAGTCTACTTCTTCCTCAGAGAGGCCCAGTCCACCGTTAACATCCACATTCCTGCCGATTCCTATGGTCCAGTGGCCCGCAGGACATTTATAAATTAAGTGACGGCCATTAGTAACAACCTCACCCTCATGCCGTTTAAGCATCTCGATTAGGTTCTGCATACTAGTCGCAAAGCTCGGCTAAGGTTTTCCAGTCTTCCGCAGTCCAGTTAGAGGTGTCCACAGAGGCAGGAAGCTCAACCGTAATACCCGACACATTCGCGCCAAGGAAAGAACCTGCGGCGTTAGTGCTGCCTTTTAGACACGCCATAGCATTGTCTTCAGGGGTAATTTCTAGGCTATTCAACTGGGTACAAGCAGCTAGTGCGTAGCACGCAACACCTAAAATAAGTACTCTCATGAGAACCATCCTTTTATCGACTGAAATGTGCGTACTGGGTAGTACAGAGCGCCAGACTTAAACCGGCCCAGACCTAGTACGCCCAATGCTTCTCGAAACACCTTATCTGATTGTTTTTGGTTCTTAACAACACCATCGCCATGCGTACAAAGATAGTCGTGGACCACCGCTGCCTTTCTGTTCTTGGCATTAGCTACAGGGACTATCCACCGCATTAGCCTTGGCACACTTGCTAAGTCAGTCGTGTATCCAGCAGGCACAGTGACAACACGCCCAAGAATATCGCTATGGTAAACCAAGTCTTCGTGCAGACTCCAGCCCCCGGCAACGGCCTCGGCCACTAATGCTGTCTCGAAGTGGCTCACGGCTTATCCGTGAAATTGAAGTATGTCCCAGCCATCAGTGCTGCAAGAAACAGCGTAGTTAGCGCTTGGACAATGGTTTTGCCCACGGTACGTTTTGCAGAGCGGAAGGAATCGAGCAAGTTTCTGAGTTCTTTCACATCATGGTTTGCATCTTCATCAGACAGCCCTACTTCGCGCAGAGCCGTTCTAGCCCCCGCTTCCGCAGCGCGTTCGATCATTGCTTCCATCTCTGCTTCGGTCACTACTCAGCTTCAAGCGCGTCTATTTGAGCCTGTAACCTAGCTATCTCAGCCACTTTTGGGTCAACCCAGCCGTCCACTTCAGTCCAATCTGAACCGTCAAACGTGTAGCGGTTGCCCTGCCAATCGGCTGGCCCAGTAACGCTTTCATGCAAAGTTGCATTGCTTGAATTCATGTCACCAATGTAAAAATCAGGATCAGCTTCATCGCCTACCGTGATCTTGTCAGCACCCATTGTGACGTTTTTAGCATCGTCAAACAGGTAAGGCGAACGCCCTGTGTCATTAAAAGTTAATGTCTTACTCATTACGAATCTCCGTTCAAAAGTAGTGATGTTGTTG